GCTGACGTTCGCAAAGACTTATCTGCTGAGATAGCTAATGTTCGCAAGGATATGGATCATCGTTTTGAAAAAGTTGAAGCTCAAATACTAGATGTCCGTAAGGATATTAGTATGTTAAGCAAAGATTTGCTTTTTAAACTTGGGGGACTGATGGTTACATTATTTGGACTCACTATAGCAGCCCTGAAATTTCTCTAATTAATCTCATTTAATTACCAAACTGGGGTTAATTTTGTTTCAATTAGAGATAAAAATAGCAAAATTTCTTATTTAAGCTCATATTTTTCTCAAATTGGGTAAAAATTGATATAAATTTATTCTTTTTTTGAGAAGTCAGCCTACCAGCTTTCGTCATCATTATTTGGCTCTTTTAGCTCTTCTAAAGGTGGAATATAGGCCGCTTCTGGTGCTACACGTAACTCGCATAAAGTCCCGTTTTCATCTTGCGTATAAACAACTTCTGCGATAACGAGTTCTCGATTGTTGAAGCCCAAAACTGGATCAAACACAATGACTCGTTGATTAGGTTTCCATAGTTTACCGTCACCTTGCCTCCAGCCTTGTACCGTATAGGTAGTTTCTTCTGTTCTGGCTGCACGTTGTTTCGCTTCAAACTCACTTCTTGCACGACAACTACTAATGGTTGCATTGCCCGATTGTTGAATATGTTGAGGGCGATAGCGTGTTATTTTGCTGTCTTTCGCTCTAGCTCGTATTGCCGTTAATGTAGCCTCTCCAAAATCGTCATCATCACTTGCTCGTTGACCAGAGACTTGATATTCAGAAAAGCGATCACGTATGCTTTGCTCTGTATCACAGCTAAGTATATTTTCACCAAGAACTAGTGCGGTTGTCGCTTTATCATTGCCCACAGTACCGATTAATAGATTTCCTTCATCATCATCCCACGCAAGCGCCTGTTGACTTCCTAGCGCTTTGTTAAGTACTTGATGTACCGTTTCGCATGGATCAGCTTGTAGGGGTTGAAGAGGGTTACTGGGTGCGCCTTTGTCGATTACCTTTATCTCGAAAGGTTTTGCTAATTGTGTAGCGATTTGAACAAGTGTTTTTCCCGTGAATTCAGTCGAAGGGGCGACGCAATCAATCAAATCAGCGGTTTTACTACGTCCACTGATACCAACTTGGATATTCTTTGCGTCATATCGGATAGGTGTTGCTTCAACCCATCCCGTTAACACTTTTTCCTCGCCAATAAGAACTTCTACAAGTTCACCTTTTTTGATTCTTGGCTGCAAGGATGTGTTTTCTGAACTGCTAGGCCACTGACGTGTTATTTCTACATTAAAATCACGCGATAATCGCTCAATTCCAGCGGAAACTTGCACACGAGTCCAGCCACTCCATTCTCTCCCGTTAACACGCAATATCACATAATCAGTCATCTTACGGGTACTCTTAAGGGTTGCACAGGGATAAAGCCGGAATGTTTAATCGTGTTTCTGCTGGTAATATCGCTTTCTCTTGCTGCATTATCATACCAGTTGGCAGCTAAAACTAACGCGGGTTGCACTGTATCAGGTGTACGAGTGATTGTTTTTTCAACCTGAGCTAGCCTTGTTGCAATATCCCGATTAACATCAGTTTTCACTTGTTGCAAAGCAAGAAAAAGTTGATCATCGCTAGTCAACGTCTGTTCACGATCTATAGATTGATTAAGTATCTCACGCATTGACACTAAAACTTCCCACGTGACAGACGTAACAGATGTAATCGATTCGTTGTTTTTTTCTTGTTTCTGGAGAGCCGGATGTGAAGGTTGAGTTGTTGTTTTAGGTGATGGTAGTTGTGTTAATCTACTCGTTGCTTCGTGTATAGCTGTTGTACGGAAAATTGCTGCAATTTGATTGCTTTTTATCCTTTCTGTTTTAACACTCGGTCTATCGCTTTTCCAAACACCACGAGGCGCTAAATTATTATCCATAGTGATACCGGATATCGCTTTAATTTGCTGAGCCAGTGTAGAGGCATTTTGAGAGGTTCGTCGCCCTGATCTCCACATGCGTTGTATCGCCTCGACTAACCATTTTCCAGAAGAGCCAGCCTTTAAAATCCCTGATATGTCACCTTGTAGCAAGTGAGAAGCTCTAGATATTCCGCTATCAATCGTATCAAAGGTTTTTGTCACGTTGCTTATTATTGACTTTGTGCGTTCCAATACTCCTGACTGTGCAAAATCGGGCAAGCCTTTTAATCCAAAATCTGAGAAGGCTTCGCCAATTCGATCATTCAATGCGGAATTTGAAGAGATGAGTGTTTGACTGGTAGCTATACCAGAGGTTGGAAAGGATAGCTCACCAGCCTCAACGACGTTAAAACTGACGCGACACATTCTACCTTCACGTCCGCTATGACTCACTCGTACTTCACCGTCTATACAGACTTTGATTTCACCGTAGTAAGGATGTACCAGTGTGCCTACTCCTGCGGTATCAATAGCGACAATGAGCCTATCTCTGGCCTCAAAAAAATCATCACCAATGAGATAAGCGTTGATAGTAAACCGCCTAGTTGCTCGTCCTAAATCTTCTGTATACGGCTTATCCCGATTCGGGTATTCGTGAACCTGTACGCGCCTCCCAAACGTGCCTTCGTCGTTTTCAACCTGAAATGGCACACCACGAAAAGAGGCTTGTTGTAGCCTATCTTTCCAGTTGTTATACATCAATTATCAATACTCCTTTTTGTTGCAGAGAGTAACCATGTTTCTCTGACAATTCGGGTGATATTCCGCTTCCTCGTCTGTTCGCTCACTTCGTTCGGTCACAGCCTCCGGCGAGCGGTGGGAGTTAAATTTTGAAAAGATTTTTTTTGTTTTTTTTCTTTTCTTGGCTAGCGGTGTTTCTGGTGTTTTGACCTTGGGATTTTGTTGTTGTCTGACAGTCTGCTAGGCGATTCAGTCGCTTCGCTCCTTCACCGCTACTAAATATAATAGATATAGGGAAGCCAGTAATGACAAGGCTTATAGCCTATATTTATCACTGTGAGCGTGACAAACTGTCACTGTGAGAGTGACAAAATATCACTGTGACAGTGACAAACTAGCACTTTATTTATTGACAAAACTGAATATTCAACTAAATTTATTGTCATTAAATCTAGTGACAAAGGCGCATTAAAAATGAGTAATTCTAAAAGAGTTATAACTTCAACAAAAACAGTGCATACAAATTTTGAAACAGGAGAGGTTAAAACTATTGAGGATGTTTCAGTTCTTAGATTTCCTAAAGAGCCTGCATACGTCAAAATGTATATTGATGATTTGTCAAAAATTGTCGGAATAAGCGCTGGTTCTCAAAATGTTTTATATGAGCTTGTAACTAAAATTGATTACGATGGGATTGTTACAATAACAAAAGGAACTAGAGAAAGAATAGCTGTTAAAACTGGATTAAAAGAAACTACTGTCAGAAATAAAATTAGTGATCTAGTAGCCTCTGGCATCATTAAAAAATCGGGGTATTGTGAGTATGAAATGAATCCGAATCTATTTGCTAAAGGTGATTGGCACGATATTTACAAGCGAAGATGTGGCTTTAAACTTGAAATTAATTATTCCAAAAAAGGTGAGAGGACTTTGAAAGGAAAAAGTATAGATTAATTATATTATCTTCGTTTTAACGCTAAATTTTTGTAAATTTACATAGTCACTTTCTAGCGAAGCGATTATAGCCAACATCATAACTCAGCCAAGAAGGGGGATTGCCTTCTGGAGCTAAGCGCATACCCTGTGGTGCGTTTTCAAAGATAAGTCTGACCTCACCATCTATAGGTTCATTTTTGCCTATTGAATCAAAGGTGTTTTGGGGTGTTTTTTGGAATTGCCAATCGCCCTTGTCATCTTTAACTAGGTGGCTATTCCCTATAATAGAACGACCAAATTCACCCCAATCTCTAGCGGTTCTAATGTTCTGAAACCATTCACTACCGCCAAAAAAGGCATTGATCCCTTTGTCGACAAGTGGCTCAACGCCCATTGATATCGCACCAATAACCCCCGCTTTTCCTAGAATGCCTTTGGTTCCCGTGAGTTTCTTCATCTCACTAGTAACATTCCTAATCGATTTCACCATATCGACAGACCATTTTAAGACGACAAAGGCCAAAATACCTTTAAGCACGGTTTCCCAACCACCTATCGCCTCAACGACTCCGTCAATATCGCTCCAAACCGCTTTTACAACGGGGCTGACGGCTTCCCAATTATCGACAATAAGCCCACCTGCAACCACCATCAGAGTGACAAGTTTTCCGAGCGGAGACATTTTCATAACACCATTAAAAATTCTAAATGCACGGGTAACAACCCCTACCGCTGTTGCTGTTCCAAGCAAATAAAGTCCCATCTTGGCAAAAGATTTAATGGCCTCTTTATGCGTCTTAGCCCACTCACTAAAACGATTAATCAATGGCATTAATTTCTCTGTTGTTCTGGTTATTGCTGGTAGAAACTCTGAACCGATGGTAACGCTAGCAACCTGCATTTGGTTTTTAAACAGTTGTATCGCATTTGCGGTTGTGGCTGCACGAGTAGCATATTCTTTTTGCATGGAGCCACTGTATTTCTGCTTGTCAGCCACCTTAGAAAAATTTGACTTAAGTAAATCCAAATTAGTCAGCAGTGGTGCAATTGCCTTGATGGATTCCCTTCCAAATAGCCACTCTAGCCCCTTAGCCTGTTTATCCTTGGGTAATTTACTCAAGCCTTCCAGCACCTTGATCATAGTAGCGCGAGAGTCTTTAACCATACCTTTTGATAGCTGCTTTGGTGTCATGCCTATTGCTTTGAGAACGTTTTTTGCACGAGAAGTGGAGGCATTCGTCAGTGCCAACATAAAATTCTGTATTCCCGTTCCTGCCACCTCAGCTTCAACCCCCATCCCACCAATAGTAGCACCCAGAGCAGCCAGATCGCCTGTAGATACCCCAGCAGTTTCAGCCAATGAACCAACGCGAGTCACGATGTCAGAAATCTTCTGCGCGCTAGCTGGAGTAGTGTTGCTTAGGTAATTAATTTTATCCGCCAATTCAATCACACTATTTTGGGTTAACTTGAATGCGGTACGCCATTCTGCCATCATCTGCCCTGACTGCTTAGCCGTCTGATCAAAGGCAACTCCCATCTTAACGGCGGATTCCGCAAATGACATTAACTCTTCTTTCGCTATTCCAGCCTGCCCCCCTGCTGCTACAATCTGCCCGATTCCATCCGCTGCCATCGGTAATTTTGTAGACAGTTTCAATACCTCTTCTGACATCTGTTTAAACTGCTCCGGCGTATCAAAATCAACCACCTTGCGAACATCCGCCATCGTTGATTCAAAATCTATCGCTTGCTTAATGGGGGCGATCATTGCCGTAACAACACTAGTACCTAATGCCGCTGCGCCAGCCATTCCAGCGCTAAATTCTTTCTTGAATGACTTTATTTGTTTTTTCATCCCCTTAAGTGGGGCGGAGAGTTTATCAACGGCGGTGATAATTGCTTTTAGCTCAATACTGTTAGCCACTATACTGTTCCTTATTGATGCGAACCGCCTCAATTTCTAAATCAAAGAATTTACTCAAAGGATGATGGCGTAATTCGAGAGGATTTAATCGCCAGAACCATGCTACGTTGTAGAATCGTCTTCTGAGACTGACAAGCTCTGGGCACTGGTAAAAAAACCGACGATTGTCATTGTGGCGATAAACAAATCATGGAGTGCTATCTGTTGTGCGGAGGAGCGAGGAATACTCGCTAGTTCAGGAAGATAAGACAGGGCTGAACGAGTATCTAATCGCATATCGCCTCGTTCAGAGTAACTAAAAGGAATGCCGTATTTTTCTACCTGATCAAACGTGGGTTCATTAATTTCCAACACGCTCACTTTTTCACCATGAACATTAATTGCTTTGCTTAGTGTGATTGTTTTCATTGATAGAATCCTTCTTCGCCGTTGAATTCAAGTTCAACCGTACCGTCTTCCGTATTGTGATTGGCTTCACCAACAAGAGAAGCGCTAGCCAAGACATAAACCGTTCCATTAGCAAGTTCTGCGGTGATTGTCATTGATGTATTTGTTGTGATTTTATTAATCGGGAAGTTTTTTGGAAAAATGGCTTTTACTTTGACATAAGGTGCGCGGTGAGTTTCTTTGAAAAAAACTTCGCCAGCTGAGCCGATGATAGACTCTCGAACGACGGTGTTAAGAGGGACTTCGATTCCGCCTTCTACTGCCAACTGCTCACCATCAACCTTAAAATAACATGTTCCTGCGACCATTTGCATTATTGATTATCCTCGTTGTATTGCAGTCTAAATTGATTAATCAGCGTAAATATTCGCAATTGATTCACATAGTCAGGAGGGAATAGCACGTCAAGGCGATTCGGATTATCTTTATTGCGTTCAACTATCAAATGTTTTTTAAATTCCTCAAAATTTTCAACAATTCCCTGATTTTCTAGTTGCAAATACACGGCGCATAATTCTGCTCGAATCACCGCCGGAGTCACAATCGCCTGACCAGCACCAAATTTTGTTCCGTCATTAGCGAGTTTATGTCTTGGGTACTTGCTTGTGATTATCGCCTTCAATTTCCTCACAATCATTGCACTTGTGTATAACGTCTCAACATCCTGATAACTGTTATCCTTTGTGCCATAGTTATTTTTTGTATAAGTAGTGACATCACGCTGAATCAATAGCGAACCATTTTCCGCTTTTGCTGTAGATATGCCGTGAGATAGCAGTGATTCTTGCTCTGTTAATGTAAACCGTTTTCCTGCGGGTGCTGGCAAGGCACCAGATAGTTGTCCTGTTTGTGTTGGTCTTGCTGGATCGCTTCTCAAAAAGACAGAACAACGAGCCAGTCGCATAGCTACCAACTCATCAATTGATGTTTGCGTTTCTTTTTCGTAGCCAGCAATAGATAGGTGAGGGAAATTAAAATCTTTTGTTAAATCAATAAGTTCTGATAATGAACCTTTCTTGCCAGTGAATAAGTGGCCAAACAGTTGTTGAGACGGATCCCATCGAGATTGCATGGCATCAGCCATTTTTTTCACAAAGTTCACATCAAAAAAAGGCGTGCCGATAAAATCAAACGGGCTATCGCTCATACTCTTTAAAACGCTATCGACATCCGGTGAACCTGTTCCCCCTCTCATCTCTTCAATAGTCACGTTCAAACCGTGGGGCGTTTTTTCTCCAGTGAAATAATTGAGGCATAGCGGAATATCATTGCCTGTAGCGCCTTTGTTCTTTGCTGTCAGGGTAATAATTTCTGCCGTCACTCCAGCATTAACGGGTAAGTTTTGTTGTTTGGTTATTGCTGATCCTAATGCGGTGGCAATTTCATTTGCAGAGTCAGATTTGCTGATAGGCGAAGAGATGCGTTGATTGCCGATATACAGATAAATCATACCGCCTTCTTTAGCTTCTCCGCTGATGGTAATTTTTGCACTCGCTGCATTTCCTGCGCCTTCTTGCGTTGCAATAACGTGTAATTCACCTACTGGATCGATTTTCCTGTAGGCTTGTACCATACGAGCAAGTTGGCTCCCAGCTCCGGCTTGTTCTTCTGCAAGTGACGATGAAGGCATTATAACGGGTGTATTAAGTGCTATTTTTGCGTCTGGCAAGGCGTGACCAATAATTAACGTTGGTGCGCTATCTTGCGTTGTATTTGCCGCGCTGTTGTCCATCTCCGCGTAAAACAACGGTACGCTGGTTGACTCTGGAATTTGATTAAAGCTGATACTCATTCTTCACTCACTTTTTTATCCGTTTTATCGGTTGTTTTCGGTTGCTTTCTCACTGGATTATCGGGATCTCTTATATCCAAAATTTTGATATCTCCATCGTCTCTTCTGTTCCGCCAGTATTGATTTTCCTTAATCCACATCCCCTCTTCCGGTAGGAGCATGAGTGGATCATCTGGATAATAAGGGACGGGAACGAGGCGATTATCTTTTGGCTTCACGAACCATAGTCGTTGGTAAGACATATTTGGGTTTCCTGCAATTCTGATTTGATCTTGATTGTGTTCAGTGGGGGTAATTTCGATAACTCAATCGCTTGCCTGGTATCTTCGGGTGATATTTCTGTTTCAACAGAAAACTTGAGCAAATAGTGGCATTCTTCGAGTGTTGAATTAGCTTCCTCAAAGCCAGCGTAAGTAATACCGCCGTAATAGGGTTCTGGTTGCCAGCCAAGTAACGCTTTCCACACTTCGCTCCTTACATGATGAAATTCGTCAAATTCGGGTTGACCGATGTAATCTTTGTTTTCGACGACAACCGCAACGTAAAAATTTTCCTTTAGTCTCTGCCTGTAATCGTTTTGAGATCGCTGTTCTCCTACCTCATCCTCGGCTGGAAGTACATAAGCTGCGGGTAAATCCAATCTGCCAATATCAGGCAAATTTGCATATTGTCCCAATCCGTACACTCGCCTTTCAAAAATGGGGCAGAAGTCTCTTAACGCCTTGATAATAATGCTTAATTTCAATCGTTAATCCTCTTAATCTCAAGAGATGCCTTTAATCCGCTCACCAGTGTTCGCTGAGTCCACGATTCAAGTCGTCTCATCGCTTGATAGATATAGTTTTTACGGGGTGCTAGAACCGTTTTGCCTCCACGTTTCGCCCCGTAATTCAAAAACTGCGGATAAAAGTCCCCTACAATCGGCTTTACTCCTTTTCCTCGCTTTTGATTGGGTGCAATTTTGACTAAAAGTCCGGGTCTTTTTGTGGTTGCTTTTGGCGTGAAATGGCCTATAGAGTGGGCTAATCTACCTGTTTGCCAGTGAGGATATTCGCCAGCCTTAGATCGTCCGCCCCGATGAGCAATGAGATTGCGTGAAAGTTGAGTGTGTTTTTCGCCCACTTCATGAAAATAACGGCGCAATTTTCTTCGATTGAATACAAAACCTTTTGGTTGAGTAAAATCGACATGAACATTATATATTTCATTGATAGCCATAGACTTTTTTCTTTTCCTCTTTATTTTCTTTGATTTCTTTACACGAAAAAGACAAGAATCTTTCTGCTCCGCCGATATCAAGTACACCACGAATCGAATAAGTTACTCCGTCACAAATAGCTTCAGTACAGACGTAGAGATCCCCTCGATATCGAGTAATAATCTGATGCGTTATGTCTTTGTTGAGTTGCGTAGCGGTCAATTTCCAAAAGTCACTGACTTGAACGATCTTCGCCCAGACATGCTTACTATTTTTATTATCCGCCTCTACGGATATATCACCACGAGGTTTATCTCTTCGTTTGTGAAAGAGCACCAGTTTGTTTAACTCGCTCGTCTTTGGGAATTTTTGAGATTTAGTGAGTCGCTTTATCAACATATTGTCACCGCTCTCATTGTAGCGAGTAGCGAAGTCACTGAATTAGGTAAACGTTCAGCTAGCCAAACGTCAGAAATTCCTTCTCGATCTTCGTACATCAGGTTAACCAGTTGTAGTGTAGCGGCCTTCACTAAAAAACTTTCTCTATCTGCTTTAGCATCGATATATTCTGCAATTCGTTCGCTGGCTGCCTTAATTTTGATGAGTAAGTCTTCGTTGTCGTATTCGTGATTGATTCGCAAATGTCTTTTCGCTTCTTCTAGCGATACAAATTGCATACTTGGAACTCCTTTTAACCGCAAAAAAATAAAAACGCTCTGTAAGCGATTTAGAGCGCTTCAAATTTTTAAGCGGTACGAATTTATAGGTTATATTAAGAAAATCGCTCTACGGGCTTTCTAGGCGCCTTAAAATCGATTTATGAATGAGGGTTTAACTGTCATTTGCACTTTTGGATTGATTTTTTACCTCAACAACTTCTGGTTGTGTGTTTTTTGAGCTATATAATCTTTCAAACGGATTTTCTTGTGCATCTCGCTTTGCCAAAGCCGATAAAGAATAGTTTTGTTGCTGCAAATAAGGCGAATCACCGCCAGCAACAGGGGGTAAGTTTTCTTTGGCTCGGGCTTCGTTGATTTTTAACCAACCGCCTCGCACACCCGCGCTTAAGGTTTCATAGCGAGCTTTCGCATCCATTCGCAATAGCGCATTAAGATCAAAATTGACGCAATAATTTTGGTCAAAGCCAAACGCTTGAGCAAGCAACGTCTCAATGGCCTCTAGCCTAGGCTGTAAACACTGCGCGTAGTATTGATTATCCAACTCTGCACTATGACTCGGCGGACTTTCCAACCCAATTTTATATGGTGGTACATGAAAGACTGAACAAACAACTTTAGCACTCATTACCAATTGCTCAATCATTTCAGCATCAGCAGCGTTAATAGAGATTGCCTTATGCTCAATGTTATGCGGAATAACAACGGTTTTACCGATGTTTTGCTTCGTTGTTTGCTGCTCCCACATCTCTTTTGCGTCTTGGAGTTGCTGTTTGTTTAATTCACCTTTGAGTTGAAGTATTGCACTCGGGTTGCTTCCATTCTCGAAGAAAGTCTTGGAATCTTCTTGCATACATAAACCTTGTTTTGCTGCAAGACTACCCGAATACAAAGGGGATACCCCCAATAGCGGATTGAATAGACTATTGATTCTGTCGTGAATGATTACAGTATGATCAACGGTAATCGGGGTCTTGATACCAGCTACATGATCAATGTTTAAATCGTAAAGCAATTCACCGTCAGGCGTGATTTTTGGCACAACCAGCTTTGGATCAAGAATTTTCAATGATTGAATATTGTTATTATTCTTCTCAATCAAGACATAGGTGTTGCCATGTAATAGCAAAGAAGACAACCAAGCCTCAAAGAATTGATTGCGAGTTTGTAGCGTATTGGGACGAGACAGCAATTTGCTATATCTTTCGTGTTTTTTTGTGTCAACCAGCACGCCAGAAGGTGAAAGACGTTTTATTTTTAACGGCATCTTGCCAATATCTGAGGCAATCAAACTCACACAAGAAAAAACCGCAAAGAATTTTTGAGGCTCGTGATGACCTAGGGAGCGCCCACCAATGCGCCAGAAGTGAGTTGCAGCTTCAGATCGTGTGAAAGATTTCTTGATCCAGTTCAACATATCTTTGCCTTAATCTGTGGTTTTTGCTGGTTTTTCTGTTTTCATTTCAACAGAAAAAAATGTTGGTTTAAATTTGCTGTAATCAACATCTGTCAGATAGGCAACAGCTTCCGGACGGCGTAATTTCCAGTTTATTTGGCGTTCTGCACGTATTGCAATACTGTTGGTTTGGAACATCGAAACCAGTTGAGGCGAACCACCTTCGCTTGGCGTATCGCTCATTTCCAGTGAAGTATCTCTACTTGCACCAATCAATACGTTTCCGTCATCAGCTAAATAGATTTCCTCAGGTTTAACTAAAATCAAGAGGTTTCCAACGTATTCAGAGGTAATTACTGGGAAGCCATGAAACGTGCCACCTGTTAAGCCTAAACGATCATACATAAACTGGCCTGTAGGTGCTCTGAGAAGTGAAAGCGAAAGCGCCGTCATGGACGACATTATCCAAACTGCGCCGTTTAATGATAAATTTGCCTTCTGGAATTTTCCAATCAATTTAGCTATGTCTTTGTCAGGATCTCCGCTAGATTTTTCTCCTTTTGCTGGATTGGTAATTGAAGCTGGCGAAATATTTAGTATTTCAGCTTTAAGGGGATCGATAAAATCTTTGTCTATTCGTTCAATCAATGCTTTTGCGAGTGAGTCACGTATTAACAACTCAGCACTCGGATCTGAATACTGTGCTAACTCGTCTGTTAAAACGGCAATATTTGCTACTTTTGCAAAGCCAAGTTTTACAGTGTCAAAGCCAGCCGTTGTTAATGGTGTCGGTTTCCCTTCTCCAACCCAATAGCCAGAACTTCCAGCGGTTTGGGCGTTAATGCGAACATTGAAAGGCACTTTGCGAAGCGATGGAATGCCTGACGTGCCGAATTTTCCAATAATAGTTTGAGGTCTTAAAAACTCGATAAAGTCACCAGTGAAGAGTTGGTACTCAACCAGATTACCCGCCCAAGCTGGGTTTAGTGTTGAACCAGCCGATACAGCAGCCTTCAAAACCGTTTGTAAATCGTGATTGTGAGCATAGCTTGACTTCGCTATTTCGCACGCTTGCATTAGATTGCCTTGTGATGCAGCTAGGCATTTTACGTATCGTGCAAACTGCATACCTTTCTCTTTTTCAGATGAGAGGGTCGTTTTTGGCAAGCTGGCTTTTGTTTTCTGCGGAGTTCTTGTCATCGGTTGGATCGGCTCAGCTTCCGTTTTTTTGATTTCTACCAGTCGATTTAATCTAACCAGTTCTTCGTCAATGTCGCTTACCTCTGTTGAAAGTGCGTCAAATTGGCGTTTTTCTTCCTCGTTAAATTTTCGCTCTTCGTTTTTCGTAATAGTGATAATCGATTCCAACATGTTAGATTTTTCACTTCTTGATGCTTTGAGTGATTTGATTTCTTCAAAAATATTCACTGATTTTGGTGCTCCAATAGTTTTAATATTTGTTTCATGTAATGATTTGACGAGTTGTATTGTTGCCTCTGTATTTGCTGGAACAGTCACAACTGATAATTCGTTCCACGCCCACTTGAGGAATTTACAACCTCCGTTGTCAATGCTTTCGTATTTTATAGGCGAAAAGCCGATTGATAAGCCTTTCACTAGTCCTGTCTTGATGTATGTCCAAGCGTCATTCAGGCGTTTAGTAATAGAATTATCATCACTGGCTATGTTTGCGATTTTTGCTTTAACACGTATCCCTTCATCGCATAGTTCAGCTTCAACGACTTCACCGATAGGTTGATTTTTATCGTGCTGCCAGAGCAAAGGGATTGGCAGATTAAAGACTGCGCCTTCTGGTTCAACGATATCGTTATGTTTGTCAGGTGTTGCGCTAGTAGCGATCCCAACAATTTCTCTTAAATCCTCGTCGATAGATTTGATATGCATAATGCCAAATGCTTTTTGCATAGGTTTTGAGTGGCTCCTTAGTTTTTTTCTTCTTGGCTAGGAATTGGTTGTTAGGAAGTGAAAAAAAGTTATCCACAGGCTGGGGCTGTTTTAATAATGTTTTTCTTGTTTTTCTTCTTGTTTTACACCCTAAATTTCCTATGGAATTCAAGGGATTAGATGTTAATAGGTGAACATTTTGGCGGTAATAGGTGAACATTTTGGCGGTAATA